TCAAATCCACTCAATGTATTCATCATTTGTAAAAAGTTTTTTATTGCACTTAGAGCAAATCCACCACTTGCTGACAAAAGTATATTGAGCATCATCAAAATAATTATCACTGCCCAACATATCTCTTTGGGCTTGTCTAGGATTATCTGACAGCGTATCAATCACATACCCAATACCTTTATATCTTTCCTTCCTTACTATCTTAGTCCCTTTGCATCTAGGACACTCTTTGATTGGGAAATTCATCTGTAGACCTCTTTCCTTCCATTTTATCCAAAGACGATTAGTTTAAAATGACATATCCGCACTTCGGGCATGGTTTATCATATTCATGTTTCGTAAAACAAATGCTACATGTAACGATCGTTGGTTTAGGTTTTCCGTTAATTTTTATTTGCAACCTTCTTCCTCCATTCCGCTATCTCTGTCGTTACTAAATTTTCATATCTACAAACATTTATAGTATTTATTTATTTTGTTTGTTTATTATGGTATTTTATTTAAAAGGAGTGATTCTATGGCGAACAATATTGAATTTGAAGTTGAAAAAGTTTATAAAGGCAGAACCAACGAAATCTTTGTTATTACTGATCCCGAGACACAGGTACAATATATTCAAACAATTGTTATCGGTTCTGACGGAAAAGGCGTCGCAATTACACCAAGACTAGAGCCAGATGGAAGTATTCATTATAAGGATTAATTAGATCAACTTGTGTTGGTCTTTTTTCTTTCCAAGTTGGTAATTTCTTCCGATTCTTAACTAATAAATTTCTGAACTTCTAGCAGACTTCGTGGATTTTCTTAAGACTCACTACAGTCACATCGTTAAGTTTTCGTTGTATTTCATCATCTTTTTCTTCAATGCAGCTGAGGATCCTTACTCGTGCTGAATTCTTGTAGATACGACTTACTTGCGCTCTTATCTGACCTGAAAAAGGTCTTCCCGGAGTGCAGATGTAGCTTTCACCAACTTTTACAGATCCTTTTTCATGAACATTTGCTGATTCATATTCTCCAAAATCTTCGAATGGCGCTTTAATGCTTCTGCTTCTCATTGATGGTCCCTCCTAAAGTGGATTAATTTCAATTTCTGTTCGAGGATTGAAGCTGTATACTTTACGGCAGATGCTAACTGCTATCTGACCGTCGTCCTTGTACAAAATGCCGTTTACCGCATCCGTCACTGCTTTGAAATAATTATCAATGTCTGGCTTTTTATCGCAGTACATTGTCTCGTCCTCAAGCAAAGTCCTGTTTTTCTTTACTTTTGAGATATAAGCTGATGGATATACGAAGAAGCAGACATCAACAATTACTGGTCCTTTTTCAATTAACAGCGGCCTTGTTGACATAGCATGGTATTTTACTGCATTTTTGTATGCTTTCATCGCTGATTCCTCATAGGGAGTCTTACGATGCTTGGTGAACCTCGGCCTTGATTGAGGCTTTGGTGTGATCGGTATGACGATTTTCAAGCAATCTGCTCCTTTCAATGCTTCGTTTTGTTTAGATATGCTGCTAGTTTTGCATCAAGCTCTGCTTGGCGCTCAGGTGATAACTGTTCTTCCCCCTGTTCGTTTACAGCCCAATCAGGTAGTTTTTCCTCACGTAGTGGCTTTTTGGTAAAACTAGATTGATTTTTATGTCGAACATCGTCAGCTTTAACATCATCCATAGTTTTGATGTTTTTCTTAACCCAACTTTGCATGATTCCTTTAGCATATCCGTAAGATTTTTGATCTAGTGCGGACCGCTTAATTGCTTCACAAACTAATTCTTCACCGATATCTTCCACCCATTGGCGCAAATCATCAGCAGCCAGTCCATTGAGCACTCCAAAAACTTCTTGGTAAAGCTGGAAAGGATTAGCAGGAGCAGAAGCTCTTTTGACTTCCTCTGCTGTTGCTGGTGTTGGTGATGATGTTGTTGTTGATGCTGGTGTTGGTTGCGATACCGTATCGATACCGTATCCATACCCTATCGATACGGTATTTTCTTTCGGTTTTAATGTTTGAATAGGGTATTTATATTCTTGACACTTCTTGATGACCTCAATCTCAAATTCAAGCGTCTTTATATCCTTTAATTCTTTATCAATGACTGCTGCGACTTTAGGAGATCTGGCATTGTTGTATTTTAGCCAGTTGACTATCATTAACTCTTCCGACTTTTCATTAAAGACAATTCGGCCTTCGCTAACGAGGAAATCAATATTTTCTTTTATTTCTTCTGCAGTCATATCTAGTTCGAACTTCGCATATCTAATATTGAATTCATAAACACCGCATTGGGTTGTGTAATCGTTCGATAAAAGATATAGGAAGAAAAGTTTTTGATCCTTGCTCCATTCACCGACTCGCTTGTCTTTCCAAAAAGTGGTATGGAGTTGTCTATATATAGCCATCCTTTAAACGACTCCTCCTAATCAGAGGGAGTGTGACTCCCTCGTTATTTGTTTAGTGGTGGATTTGATGAATCAAACAATGATTCTTGTCCTTCGTCTGTTACCGGATCATCAACAACTTTTTCTGCTTCTTTAAGATCCTGTGGCATCGGCTCCATATCCGATAGATCAGTTTCTTCAATTAAATCGTTGTTTTCGTCCACTCGAAAGACTTTCTCATCTGAAGTAATTGCTGATTGCATTTCTACAGACAACAACCCCCACTTGGAGAGCATATTTCTAAGAACTGTCTTAATGGCCATCGAGTCGTAATTATCGATCCAAGCGCCACTTAGCTTTTCTTTGTCATATCCTTTGGCATTTTTGATACGATGACTTTCAATTTCTTGCTTCGTCCAATAAACAGTCTTCTTAAATCCATTTAATAGTTCGAAGAATCCTACATAACCGATTACTTCATCTGATAATTTAGCTTTGTAATCAAATGTAAATTCCTCAGTAAGAGGATTCCAATCAATCAATTGACCATCATAAATTGCCAGAGCATTGAGAGCTTTATATTGACCGCTTCTTTGGGCTAGTTGAATATATCCCTTGTAACCGAGAATAAATTGAGCTTCATTATGTTTGATCCATTTGTTCCCAACCTTTTCTGATCGATTAAAGGGAACCACATAAGCATAACCAAGGTTCTTATCAATCGGCAGATCCATTGTCGCTGCTTTTAAAGCTGATGCAATGATCGTTATTGGCTCGGCTTGAGATAAGTAATTATCACCACCAACTAGAGTCATAAGGGATCCCATAAAGGAATCCGACTTCTCGTGAAGAATATCTGTAAATTTCTTTTTCATTGCTGGTGTGTTCATTAAAGCCTTGAATCCTAATTTAGATGGATCAACAACCTGTGTACTCTTTTCAGCTAATTGGTTCTTTAATGCATCATTTGTGGCCATATTATTTGATCTCCTTTTCTGTAAGTCTTCTTGATTCAGTAACGTTATAGATTTCTTCGTCTTTAGCTACTTCTGGATATTTTTCAGCAAGTTTCTTGCTGTTCATTCTTCTAGTGGATACTATCTTCCAAGAAACGATGTTCTTTTGAGCGATGCCGATACTCGCATTTCTTTTTCCAAGTTCGCTTATGATTTCGTTATCCACCTGGCGAATGGCTGTTTCAATCTCTTTTTTTGCTTTCTTAAGTTCCCTTTTTTGGTCAACTAAATCATCAAATGAAGATGGCAATGTGGTTTCTGTTTCATCAAGTTCCGAATACCGATCTTTTAAAAAGTCTGACGTTGCTTCGCTACCATCTATTTCTGGTTCTTTGCCAGCTAAAACATTTGCCTCCCAGAAACTAACTAATCGTTCGGTGATCATGTCAATCAGTTCTTGATCACGATCAACTCGTTTCCAAATGAACTTTTGTCCACCAACCAAAACGGCAATGTAACAATATTTTTTATTTAAAACATTCATGTAATGCTGAACCTGGCACAAGTAACTCAGAGGAACTTCTTCGCCTTCCCATTCCTTACCTAGAAAGGCATTTGCTGTTTTACATTCCAAAATAGCATTTTCCCCAACAACATCCCGATCGATGTTCGCTCGTAGGAACGGAAGCAACGGATGCTCGAATACCTGATTTCGTCGGCGAACTTTTTTGCCTGTTCGTTCTTGAAATTCTTTAGCAACAACTTCCTCTAGTACATTTCCCCAATACGCTGGTTCACTCTCAGTGTGTTCTAAATCGATTTGACCAGTCTTTTCTAGCCATAATTGATAAGGTGACGTCCATTTGTTTAACCCAAGGATTGTAGCGACATCTGAGCCGCCTATACCCTTTCGGCGATCTAATAACCATTCGTCATGAGTCATTTCAAGAGTTGATTTACTCATCATCTGTCATCTCCTCAACTGAAATTGGTTGACCCCATCCGGGAGTTGTCAAATACTCGTCTAACGCTTGTTCGAAAGAATTCATTGTCATTTCTCCTTTTCTGTTTTAAAATGGAGACAAAGATATTTATCTAAATATTTGATGGACTTGCTATTGCTTTGGTCGGCTTGCAAGTCTTTTTTCTTTGTCTTGGTAATCTTTAGCAGCTAAATCGTAAACAACATTAGCGAAGCCCCATAAGAAAACTAATACAAGTCCTGCTGCAATGTGGATTGCTGTGAAAGCTACTACAAAAAACAAAAGTACAGTTACGATCAAAGTGTCTTTAATTGAACGTTTCATAATTACGCCTCCTTATAGTTAAAAGTTCTATTACGTTCTTCCCATTCCCTTACCTTTTGCAGATCATATTGAAGAATCCCGCTAAGTTTTGAAAAAGGAATCGGATCAACATCCCTATGTGTTAATTTAGATAACGTTGGTCTTGAAATACCAAGATAATCAGCGATTTCTTTTGCTTTCTTCCACTCAACCTCTAACATTTCATTTCTTCTTTCAAGTGGTACAACATTCTTCATCTGAGATATTTTCATTGTGGTTACCCCCTCATATATCTTTTTTTGATCCAGTGAGGCATTCTTGCTTTAATAGCCTCTTGGATATTGACGTTTAAAATCTTCAAGATAGAAAAAACAATCGCCATTTCTACAATAATTTCATCCAGAAACTCATCTGTGTAATTTCTAAGTTCAGTTCTTTCAACATCAGTCAGCATTCTTACTTGTGATTCAGCTACGATTCTTTGAACTATTTTCTTCCGTTCTTTTCTTTCATCTGACTCGATTTCTTGAAATATCTCAAGATCGTTCGTTGATTTAACATCTGCCAGTTGGCCATCCATGGATTTGAAAAATCCTAAGTATTGGTAACTGATGTCTCCTGTTAATTCATCAGTAGCTTGATACCCATTTTCTTTCATTGCCTCTAGATACTCGATAGCCTTGTCAATATTGACGTTAGCTCCATTAAAATGATCACTTACTGTTGCATTTGGTGTACTAGCATCGATCGCTAATTCTTTCTGTCTCTTTCCCGAAAGAAATAATGATAGTTTTAAGGTCCGACCGATTTTTGCTGCTTTGGGCATGCTTTCACTCCTTTTATCCGTTATTGTTTTTGACACAAACGGTCAATTGTTGTCTAAAATGAACTTAAGCAACAAGTTCTGGTGTTGAGGCGAACTGCCATTTTTCGTCTATATAGGAATAAATGTCCTGTGCTAATTCATCGGTAGCTAAAAAACGAATGATGATTTCTTCAACACCGCCAGGGTTCATGAACAGTTCGCCTTCAATACCGATTGAAATGCTAAACTTGCGTTTAATTGCAGGAATAATCATTTCTATATATTGTGGTAGAAATCCCGAATCGACATTCGCTTTAATCATTTGCGGTTTGTCTTTCATTTCGGCACCTCCTTACGTGTCATATCGCGTAGTTTAGGTTCAAAAAAAAGAGTCCATTCAAAATCTAAAGCTTTTGCTATTTTCATAGCTTTTTCGACAGATGGTCTCCGTCTCCCTTGCTCTATAGATGAATAAGTTGTTCTCGGAATATTTGATAGCTGAGCAACTTCATCTTGTGTTAGATCTTTTTCTAAACGCAATTTAGTTAACCAGTTTTCCATAAAAATGATTCTCCTTTCAATGTGTCGTATTGCGTACTTTTATATTACTACGCATTTTGACACATGTCAACAATTAATTATTCTTTTTGACACATTTCATTTTTTTATTTTTACATACGCGCATTGCGTAGTATCATTATTACATATTGAAGCATTGGAGGTGCTCAGATGTTCGGACACAGACTCATGGATTTAAGGAAGCAAAAAAAACTAACTCAAGCTGAAATGGCAGATGTTTTAGGCGTCGCACGTACTACATATTCATCATACGAGCAAGGTAGACGTACCCCTGATGTTGATATTCAAAATAAAATAGCAGATTATTTTAAGGTTAGTCTTGATTATTTGCACGGTAGAACCGATTCTACGAATATTGAAAAAGATCCTAATCTTCTCGTTGCAACTCACGTTGATGACGATTTGACTGATAAGCAAAAACAAGAAGTGCTAGACTTCATCCAATTTATTAAGATGAGAGACCACGACAAAGAGTAGGTGATGTATTTGAATATTTCTGAACGTTTGATGGCTGAATATGATGAACTCACATATAAATTTGAGGAAAAAATGCCAGATCATCAAAACGGTTTAATCATTGGAAAAACAATCTACCTGAGACCTGGACAATCTGCAACTGAATTAGCTGCCACAATTTCAGAAGAAATTGCTCACTACCTTACCTCAGTTGGTGATATAACAGATTCAAATAATCCTGATCACCGTAAACAGGAAAGACGAGCACGTGATATTGGTGCTGTGATGCTAGTGTCACCTTATGACATCATAGATTGTTTTGAGGCGGGATGTATTTCTATTTGGGAATGTGCTGAACATTTGCAGGTGTCTGAAGTAACGTTTAAGGATGCAGTTAAGTGGTATGCAAGAAAATGGAATGGCATCAAAACAGAAAACAACTACACTCTCCTATTCCAACCGAATGGGACTGTAGCAGTTTTAAAATCATTTAATAATTTTTAGGAGGGGTTTCGTTGGAATTAGAAAAGTTTAAAGATGATTTAAAAAATTTGGGTAAAAGAGTTACGAACCTAAAAGATAATATTGCTACTGAAGAAGCCACAAAAACATCTCTAATTATGCCTTTCTTTGCTAGTTTAGGATATGACATATTTAATCCTACAGAGTTTGTACCTGAGTTTACAGCTGATGTAGGTATAAAAAAAGGTGAAAAAGTTGATTACGCAGTAGTATTAGAGGGAAAACCTATGATACTTGTCGAAGCAAAATCTATTAATGAAGTATTGACAAAACATGATTCTCAGCTGTTCCGCTATTTTGGTACAACCGAATCAAAATTTGGAATTCTAACAAACGGAAAAGAATATAAATTTTTTACTGATCTAGACGAACCAAATAAAATGGATTTAACCCCTTTTCTTTCCATTGATATAACGAAAATTAAAGATTCTCAAATACCTGAATTAGTTAAATTCCATAAAGATAACTTCGACATAGATAAAATTATAAGTAGTGCATCAGAGCTTAAATATTTAAGCAATCTAAAGACTTATCTTGATAAAGAATGGGAAAACCCTAGTGATGATTTCGTTAAATATTTATTAGGTGAAATATACGATGGAATGAAAACAAAACAAACCGTGGATAGATTTCAACCTATTATCAAGAAAGGTTTAAATCAATATATCCAAGAGAAAGTAAACGACAAGCTTAACGCTGCGTTAAAAACTTCTACAACACCAGATGAAGTTATTATCGAAGACAATGATGAAGAAATCATAATTAAAGATGGTGGAGAAATTGTTACCACACCAGAAGAATTGGAATCATATACTATAGTTAAAATCGTTTTAAAAGATTTGATTTCTCTAGACCGTCTGTTTTATAGAGATAACAAAAGTTACTTTAACATTTTGCTAGATGACAACATTAGAAAATGGATATTACGTGTGAGAATTGGAAGTACAACTAGTAAAATTGAACTCAACAATGAAGAAAAAACAGTATTTGAAATTGACTCACCTATAGATATTTACAACTATTCAGATGATATTATCAATGTAACGAAAAAATTCTTGTAGGAGGATAAGATGGGACTTTTTAGCAAAAAAAATAAAAATGCTCCTACTGCAATGCAAAAAGCTACGCAATCTGTAATGCTAAGCATTCAATCTGATAGTAGAGGTAAGGTTAAACTGACTCAAAGCTCGAAAAGGCTTATACAAATGAATCCCGGAGAAGTTCAATTCATTGAAGAAAAAGGCAAGATTTATACTTTAAATAAGGTTGATTTAGACATCATTCCTAATTCAAAACATTCAAGCGGATTACTTTACCTAACTGATAAAGATAATGGTCAAAAAATCGTTATTGGGTTTCAAGTTACAAAAGATGCAGGAATGTTCTTAAAAACATTCATCCCTGCTTTTTGATTAGCCCTCGGGCTTTTCTTTTTGGGTTTAAAAGAACGTACGTTCGGATAAATGATAACAAACTTCGAATACCAGATTATTTAAGTGATTATCGATTGAAATCACTCAAATATTCGAATTCAATAAACAGAATTACGAAAGGAGAACTCTAATGGCTTCTATAAAGAAATACTATTTGAAGAGGGCAAAACAATATAGATATGAAGTTTTCATTTCTAATGGAATCAATCCCGGAACAGGAAAACAAAACAAGATACACAAAAAAGGATTCAAGTCATTTGATGAAGCAAATAGTTACGCCAAAATAATTGAAGGAAAAATAGCATCAGAAGAATATTTCAAAGAAAATCCACAGAACTTAACTATAGAAGAATTTCTTGAAGATTGGGTAACCAATTATAAGCAAGCAGTCAAAGAAGGTACAAGAGTAGTTCACAGAGCCAACATAAGGATGTATATCATTCCCTATATTGGAAAATATTCTTTGAACAAATATACTCGAGCTGATCATCAAAAATTCATTAATCTACTACTTACAAAGACAGGATTAGGAAGAAGCGGACAAGGACTGTCTATCACTACTGCCAAGAGTGTGAATGCAACTCTCAGCAATGCATTCAAAAAAGCAATTCAATTAGGATATATAAAAGATAACCCAACTCAATTCGTTGAATTTCCCAGATTGATTGAGAAAAAAGAATTGATCAGATATTATGATTTGCAGCAAGCTGATAGATTTTTAGAATTTGCGAAAAAAGAATCCGAGGTTTTGTGGTATCCCTTCTTCCTACTAATCTTTGATCAAGGATTGAGGAAATCAGAAGTAATGGGTTTACAGTGGCAGGATATTGATTTCGGTGGGAATATGATCAGTATTGAAAGAGAACGGTTAGGATCAGTTGAAAAAGGCTTGAACATTAATGCTATCATTACTGATGATCCAAAAACACCAGCCGGCATCAGAAGTATGCCTATGACTAAAAGAAGCAAACAGGCGCTCCTTGCTTTTAGAAATCATATCTTGAGTACTTATGGTACCTTCCCTTCTACTGAAGATGGCGAACAATTTATCTTCTTGCAAACCAGTAAGAGATACAAAGGTAAGATAGTTCGTGATCGATCAGTGAATGGTGCATTTAATCGGATTGCTGAAAAAGCTGATTTGCCGAAAATTAGAGTTCACGATGGCAGGCATACATTTGCAGTCAGGTCTCGGCAAGCTGGTCTGTCCTTAGAAGATATCAAAGACTTTCTTGGGCACAAAGACATTTCAACAACTCAAATCTATGCCCACATTTCACCAGAAGTCAAAAAGAGGTCTATGGAACAATTCGAAAACTACATCGAAAGCGAAAGAAAAAAGCACTCGCAATGA